GATGCCTCACAGTTCATTGCGGAACAAGTTTTTCCACGTGTTCCCGTGAGCAAGCAGAGCGACCAATACTTTGTCTATGACATTGGAGATTGGTATCGTTCTGACACCCAGCGTCGGGCACCAGGCTCGGAATCTGCAGGGTCAGGATGGGCGATCACCACAGATAGTTATTTCTGTGACGTCTTCGCTATCCACAAAGACGTAGATGACCAGACGAGGGCTAACGCCGACTCGCCAATTGAGTTAGACAGAGATTCTACAGAATTCATCACTCAAGACATGATGATTAACAAAGAGAGGGAGTGGACAACTGCTTTCTTCACAACTAGCTTGTGGACTGGAAGCACTACCGGCACGGACATTACGCCGGGCGACCTCTGGGATACCGTCGCAAGTACGCCTATCGACGATATCCAAGAACAACGGCAATCAATCGCCGAGAAAACTGGTTTCCTACCTAACACTTTGGTGCTAGGGCCAGAGGTCTTCAAGGAACTTCGGGAGCATGCCGATATCCTAGACCGAATTAAGTACACGCAAAGAGGTATTGTTACTGAGGATATTTTGGCCAGTCTGTTTGATGTCCAAAGAGTTTTCGTTCCTCTAGCAACACAGAATACTGCAAATGAGCAAGCTACTGACGTCATGGACTTTCTCTATGGTAAGAATGCATTTCTTTGCTACAGTGCTCCGTCTCCAGGTATTCTACGCCCAAGTGCTGGTTACACTTTCACTTGGACTGGTCTTGGCGCTAACACTACAGGTCAAGCAGTTACAAGGTTCCGTATGGAACAACTAAAGAGTGACCGGATTGAGCTTGAGGCAGCGTTCGACCAGAAATTGGTTGCTGCTGATTTAGGCGTGTTCTTCTCAGCAGTGGTTAGTTAGGGAGGTGCTAAATGGGTACTCAGAAACTATTTAGAAATACGCTCAACGTCGGGACATTGACGGTGGACAAAACTCTTACAGCGTCCTCTGACTTTGATGTCGCAGGTGCGCTAGCTGCTTCCGGGACGCTCACGCTTAGTACTGGAATGGTTGTTCCGACAGTAACCGCTGGTTCTAGCGAGACTATCCCGCAAACCGGGCTGGTTAGTTTCATCTCGACAGGTAAGGGAACGCATCTTCACAACTTTACAGGCGCTCCAGTTACAGGACAGACATTGACTCTTTTCAACACGTTGATGTCAGGGTCGTCGTCAATCAACAAGTGCATTGCAACTACTGAATTCGGCTCAGTCACTATCGTTTCGACCGGGATTGTTAATGGTCGAAGCGTGACGATTGGGACACCAGGCACGGCAGCGAACGGCAACGGAGCGTATGCAGTCTTGATTGGTCTCTCTACAGTTCAGTGGGGACTCATCGGCGGCGAGCCAAGTTCAGGTGTGTTTGTAACAACTTCAACGTCAACAGGATAATGTAACTTAGATTCCTTTAAGGGGGAATGGTCTGCGGGGGCAGGCCGATGATTATGGAAACTACAGAAACAAAAACAAACGTACAAGAGCAACAACCTGAGCAAAGGGCTACCTCCACTTCGGTGGAGGAGCCTAGCTCAGTTGTCGCTTTACCAGCAACTGAAACAACGCCACAAATGATTATTAAACAGAAGAAGAAGGTTATCATCTTAGGTTTTGCTCCTGATACTAGAAACCAAGCTCCAGTCGATGATGACTCTTTTGATGTGTGGCCACTGAATGAACTTTATATGGAAATGCCTATTCTAAGGGAATATGCAACCGGGTGGTTTCAGCTTCATGGCTCAGAACCATCTACAATCCGTGACCCGAAACAGAAGAAAAGTTTATCGCAATTAAGGTGCCCAGTTTGGATGTGGAATCAACATGCGGAAATCCCTAATTCCGTCAGGTATCCTAGGGAACAGATCCTAAGACACTTTGATACCTATGGCGAGGGCATGAACCCAAAGATCCTACATGAGCGTGACAGGGCTTACTTTACCAATACTATTAGTTGGATGATAGCTTTAGCTATTTATTTGCAGTATGAAGAGATTCACATTTACGGTGTTAATATGGCTCAAGACCAAGAGTATCAACACCAACGCCCAAGTTGTGAGATGTATATTGGTTGGGCCAGGGGTGCAGGAATTAAGATTCACTTGCCTCATGAGTCTGACCTTTGCCGGTCATGGATGTTCTATGGATATGACGATGACTCAGCCTACATGAAAAAAATGTACGCTAGAGAAGCTGAATTAGACCAACGCATAAATGCAGGAGGGCAACAACTTGCTCAGCTTCAGCAACAGGTCGCTAATATTCAGGCGCAACACCACCAGCTGCTTGGTGCTAAAGAAAACGTTAAATATTGTATCGGACTAGGAGCGCCAGGAGGAACAAGCGACTTGCTCAAATCAGAGGTCAAGCAAGAAGTAAGAAATAAGGCCAAAGAAGAAGAGGCCGAAGCAATCCAAAAAGCAGCCCAAGAAGCAGCTTTAGCAGTAACGGAACAGCCTAAAAATGGGGGGACAGAATAATGATGTATCGAGTTAGGCGCAAACGCATCAAAACAAAAGAAAGAATTATGGTTGCTGGGGAAACATTTCACATTGAAGAATTGGGGATTGAGCCAGGGCCGAAGCTAGATCGCCTCATTGACAGACTAACAAGATTAGACCAAATAACTGAGATTGAAACTGTAGAAGATAAGCCTGCTGCTTCAGTCAGTAACGGGAAGAATGATTTTGAGATTACAAACGTTACGAACGTTGCCAACGTTGCGACCAAAACTGAAGATTCCAATGACCCAGCAGATCAGCTGGTCAGAAAAGGCCCATGGTACTTCTTGCCGAATGGCGAAAAGGTTAAAGGCAAAGAAAAAGCACTTGAGGCTTTGGCAACCCTATCCGGTTAAAGACTTGGAGGTAATGTATGTATATAGTGCAAAGTTGTGCGGTTGATGTTGACGATAAAACATGGCGGAATATCGGCGAAGAATTAACTGCATCCGATTTAAAGAAAATTGGGTCAAAACGCCTAAAGGCCATGTTGACTACCATGAGGGTCATTGAGATTGAGGTCGTGAATCTTGAACCTAAGATTACGATTGAGCCGGTAAAAGAAAAACCGAAACATGTTCCTAAGAAGAAACAAGAAGACTAATGACTTTCTCCTACAATGATGCTGATTTATCAACTGACTTGAATAAAGTTAGGCGCTTGATTAATGATGTTAATTCTAGCTCCCCTTTCTTCACAGATGAAGAAATTGGTTTTTACATTGATTCAGGAGGAAATGTTTTTGATGCAGCTTCGATTGCTTGTCGGGCATTAGCTACTAAATTTGCTGAGGGTGTAAGTAAATCTGTGGGCAAGCTGAGCATCAGTTTAGGCGAGAAGTTTACTCATTATGATGCATTGTCAGACAAGTATGCTGCAATAGCGACATCTAAAGGTGCTCCGCAAGTGTTTGCTGGCGCTTTAACTAAAACGCAGAAAGAGACTGAGATAGCAAATACGGACAGGCAAGCTCCTGTGTTCTTTCTTGAGATGTTTGATTTTGTTGGTAGAGTAGGTACTAGCGATGTCGGAAATGGATAGCTTAAATGTCATTTGAGAGCGAATATTTAGACTGTATGCCCCATTCTATCGTTGTGAATGCTTTTAGTTCCATAGATAGTTTTGGGAAGGTAACTCATTCAACGGCCGGAACAACTTATGCTGGCTTGTTTCAGCAAGACCAAAAGTTGATTAGAGACTTAGATGGTGAAGAAAAAGTCTCTAACGCTAGTGCAATAATCAGTAGTAGCGGGGCGACAATAAGTCCGGATGATAAGATTACGCTTCCCGATGGGACAGTTAGGAAGATTGTGTCGATAGCAACTCTTTATGATGAAGAAGGTCAGCACCATACAGAAATAATGTTTGGGTGATATTATGGCAATAAACGTTAAAGGCAAAAAGATAATCCTCACTGGGGATAAAGCCCTTATTAGAAAATTGCAAGATATCAATAGAAGGCATCCTGCAATTATTGATGCTGCTTTGTTCAAAACAGCTAACGACATAATGAAAGACTCAAAAGAAAACTTTGTTCCAGTAGATACCACCAACTTACAAGCTTCGGGCCACACAGAGCTACCTGAACGCAAAGGTAATAAAGTCACTGTAACGATAGGTTATGGCGGAGCAGCTGCGCCATATGCGCTAGCAGTTCACGAAAATCCTCGTTCTGGCAAGACCCAAGGAACAGGCCCGAGCGGTCAAAAATATAAAACCTGGGCGCAAGTTGGGGAATGGAAATATTTGGAAACTCCTTTAATAGAGGCTACTTTTGAATATCAAGAAAATCTTGTTAAGAATGTAAATGAATTTTTAAGGCGGCAAGGCATTCAATGATTCTAGATGAGATAGCAAAACTCCTAACAGATAATACTACAACTCTTGTTGA